TTCTCGCTTCTTGACCTCGAGGTCCTGCTCGATTTTCTCTTGTGTTTGCAGGGTGTTCAGGCGCGCGCCAGATAGAGCTTGCGCTTCCTCGAGCTTCTGCTGGAAGACTGGTGGTGAGTAGGGGAAGTCTTTGCCGGGCTCGCCGAGTCTCGGCTTGACGCCATACTGCTTGACGAGCTGGTAAGCCGCGGTGGAATGGTTCGGCGGAATTAGGTCCAGGACCTTGGGCGCAGCCTGCGCCATCTGTGCCCTCCACGCCGGCCATTCCTGCGGACTATCCGGCGCGGTCTGTGCCGCGATCTCGAGGCCCCGCAGCCGCTCTTGCGCCTCCTCGGACGCTATTCGAGCCGTGCTTTCCTTCGCCTCCCGATCGGCCTTCAGGCGATTCATTTCCGCCGTGTTCTGCTGCTCGGCCGTCATCGCCCAATCGCGGTACTGCTTCACTCGCGCCGGATCGTAGCCCCCTTGCAGGAACTGCCGGGCCTGTTCCGGGTTGAAGTACCCCTGAGAATGAGCCTCCATCACGGCGCGTGTGAACGTCGGGGTGTCCACGGCCGAGCCAATGATCGACCCGAGCTGCTTCATCCGCTCGGCGTTTTGCTTGAAACGCTGCTCCTCGAGTTCCGACTGCCCCTTGAGAAACTCCGTCCCGAGCTTCGGCCCCAAGTAGCCGAGCGTCTGCCCCTGCGTCAGATTCTCGCCGGCAAGCGCCCGTCGCTGGAATTCCTGCTGGCCGGCGTTCGCCTCGCGCAGGCTCTCGAGCTTGTACTGCTCCTGCTCGATCTGCGAGCGCCTCAACTGCTGCTGCTCCATCAGCCCGCGGAGCGTCATCATCTGCCCCATCTGGTGGATCGGAGACGGGACGTCCAGGTTGATCTGGGGCGGCCGGAAGCCTAGGGCGATCTGCGGATCTAACGCCATGCGATGTTACTCCTTGGACCTGGCTGGATGCGCTTCTGCCTTCATATATCCTGGTAGGGATTGATAAAGCCGCAAACCACACACGGGATGAAACACACACCCGAATACACGGCGTGGTGCAACATGTGGGCGCGGTGTACCAATCCTCGCAACAACAGGTATTACTGCTACGGCGCAAGAGGAATCACCGTGTCGCCGCGGTTCGAATCCTTTGAAGGCTTTTTTGCCGAGGTTGGCCATCGTCCACCGGGTCATACTCTTGACCGAATCGACAATAATCGGGGCTACGAGCCCGGCAATGTGCGTTGGGCATCGAGGCGAACCCAAATGCTCAACAGGTCTGACAATCGCTACCTGACACATGCGGGCAAGACGCAAACGCTTCGAGAGTGGAGCGACGAAACCGGCATCGGTATGCCTACTCTCTGTTACCGACTCCTCAAGAGCGGCTGGAGCGTGGAGCGGGCACTCACCGAGATTATCTGCACTCAGTCCGAAGCTGGAAGGCGCGGCGCAGAATCCAGATGGAGCCCCCGTTAAAACAGGATTCAGAGCCATGTTTGCCTCACGGTGCGGTGGTGACCATGGAGAGCACCCAGACGGCGAGCCCGGCCGCTACCAGGTTGACTCGCGATGTCGTATTGAACGCGGCGATCGCGAATAGAACGAACGCCAGAATCAGGAGAACGAGGCGCAGGTTGATCATCGGTATCCTCCGTATTTGCCGAGGTATCCTGGGCTGCTGTAGGCTCTGGGAGAAGACTGTGGAAACGGGGCCATGCCGCCCGCGCCGGTGTAAATGTCGGAGTAGCCTGGAGGAGCCGGCCACGGCATCGGCGAATTCGGCATGTACGGGGATGGCTGCGGGTAGTAGGTTTTGGATGCCGCGCCGTATGGCGTAAAGCCCGCAGTCGCCGGGTTCATCCAATCCTTCATGAGGTCCTTCTGCTGGTAATATCCGCCGACCTGGCCGGCGGCATTCCCCACGCCCTGGAGAGCGCCACTCCAGGCATTCGCCGCCCCAACATTTCCGGCCGCCTGCGCCGCCGCGCCGCCGGTCATCAGGTCCGCGATCGACCGCTGCGTCCCGAAGGCGTTCGACGCCTGCAAGGCGGCCGCGTTCTGCATGGCGTTTCCGCCGTACTCGTTGGCCCCGACGTTCCATCCGCCAGCCGTCTGTGCCGCCCCGGTGCGGAGCGCCGCGGCCTGCTGCGCTGCCGTCATCAGGTTTCCGCCGGCCTGCCCGCTCGTCCGGACCCCCAAGTCCGTCAGGCTGCTGAAGCGGTTGAATCGATCCCCCTGCTGGGCGCGGAATCGGTCGAAGGCCGAGCCGAACTCGCTCGATGCGAGATTCTGCGAGAGGTTCGCCGCGGCCCGAAGGGCGCCCCCACCGAGCGCGCCACCTCGAGCCGCCGCCGACCCGGCGAGAGCTTTGTTCGCCTGGTCGATGCGGAACTGGTAGCCGGGATCCAGCGACTTCATGTCCTCGAGCGTGAAGTCCCGGTTGAGTTGCCCCCCCGGCGCCATCATTTCGCCGAGCGATTTGGCGGCCTGACTGCCGAGCCCGAGGTACGGCTCGAGGTACTCGTTCGCCTGGCCGGCCGCCCCGGTGATTCCGGCCGCCCCGCGCTCTGCGACGTCCGTCAGGTTCGTGCCCGCGGTCCCGGCCGCGCCGAGCACATCCGCCCGCGCCTGCTCCGCGGCGGTCCCGATCTGCGGGTTGTACTGGTTGAGCGTGTCGCGGAAGCCCTGCGCCTGGCGTAGAGCTTCCTCCTGCTGGAGCTGTCCCGCCTTCTTCGAGGCACGGGAGCCGAGAACACCTCCGAGTACTGAACTTCCTAAACTCACGGCAGCGGGTATGGCAACAGCAGCAGGCATGGTAAAACCCCCTAAGTCGCGCTAGAATAGATAGATAAGCCGGTCATCACCCGGCAGGAGAGCCCCGCCTTGACAACCAACGGAAAGACCAACGGCAAGAACCGACTCGACCGCATTGAAGAACTGCTCAATATGGCGGCCGCCCAAACGGCAGCAACGGCTAAAGAACTGCGCCAATATGCCAAAGAGCATGATCGGGAAATGAAAGAGATGCGAGTAGAGCACCGCCGCCATCGCGCAGAACACGTGCGCGACATGAAAGAGATCCGGTCACTGTTCAAGGACATGATCAAGCGCATAGCGGTCTGACGACCTTCGCTGGCGCATCTCCGCGCCAGTGTCGCGTTCTCCGGGTGATGCCGGGGCATGGGCGGCTACGTCAAGGCCGCCCGCAACAATCGCACCTGACCCCGTTTCCGCCTCACGGCGGGCCAGTGTTTCGGCCTGTATTTCCGGCGGGCTGATGCCTAGGCACACCTGATCCCAGAGCTGCCCGTCCTTGAGATAGCTCGCCGAGTTGATGCCGAACGAATGCATCCCCGCATTGACTGCGAAAAACAGCGCCAGGCGGTTCGTCGCCGGTATGTTCGTGACGATCCGCCGGCAGGGCGTGTGCTCCCACATCCACGCCGGCAGGAGCCGCGCCGCCTCGAGTCCCACGTCGCCCCAGGCGAGCGGCAGCACGCAGGTATGGACCTCCCAACAGATGGCGTTCTGCGGGTGGAATACCCAGAGGCCGAGCAGCTCGCCCGCGTCCCGCGCCAGCACGTACCAGATGTGCTCTCCCTCAGGCGCCCGGTAGTCCGAGGCCGCGGGAGATCCGTCGTCTGAGATGTGCGGCCAGATGCGCGGGTGTGTCATCACCGTTCTCACCAGGGCGTAGTTGTGCGTGCGCTCGAATGTGATCATGCGGTTAACCCATGCCCGCCCGCGGCTGCGCTCAACGTGTTGAGTATCGACTGGATGGCCGTCCGCGCCTGAATGTCGATTACCGCGCCGCCCGATGGCGCGGTGATTGCCGCCATACGAGCCTTGACGATCTGGACGCCGGCGATCCGATAGACGCCGGTCGCGTTTGCGTCTCCAGCCACGTCCAGAGTAAAGGACGCGCCCAATACGTTCAGGCCGAGGCGCCGGTTGCCGAGGTCGATATATAGCGCCGGCGCTTCTCCCGTGATAGCGGTCCCCGGAGTCTGGCCGATGGCCGTGCGGATGGCCAGGGCGCCCCCGGTCTTTATGATGCGCGCGGTCTCTGTGCTTCGCGCGATCGTCTGCGATCCGACAAATTCCGAGCCGAAGTGGATCTGCTCGTTGGCGTCCGAAAAGCAGAGCATCGACAACGCGCCGAGGCCTCCGGATTTGATGACGAGTTGCGATGTGGTGGGCGCGGGTCCGAGGTCAAGCAACCGGCCGAGAGCTTCCCAGAACGCGCCCGACCACCTGACCGAAGTCGAATCCTTAGACAG